GTTGCTGGAGTTGTATTATTAAATGTAAGTGTTGATTGTCTACTAGTATCTCCTATTAGTTCTGGTAACTCTACTACAGTGTTTATAGAGTTTGCTGGTACATTTGAAGGTATACCTCCACCTACTATATATCTAATCTTTAATGCAGTATTTGAAGGAGCTAAGCCGTATGTTTGTGTTGATAGGAAATTACTAGGATCATATGCATACCGTAATGTACTGTTGTACGGGGTTGCTCCTACTCCGATTGTATCTGGTACCGGTGTTATTATTGAATCCTGTTCTGCTGCTATACCTGATCCAAATTGTACTTGTAACTCTCTTGTTGATAAGAATCTCGATACAAACCTTCTAGGTACTTTCTGTAAGCTTAGTACATAAGGTACTACTCCTTTATCTGTAGAAGTATTTGCTGTATCTTCGTATATTGTATCTTGACCTAAATAAGGTACTTCATACCATATATTTTCTTCACTATCTTCTATAGAATGTATACCTATTATATCATCATCTTCTATAATTATAGTTTTAAATTTCTCTACCCCTCCTATATTTTCAGTTACCTCTTTTATTTCTCCTGAATATGCTTTAAATTTCTTTAACACACCAAACTCTAAAGGTTGGAATGTTATAGGATCTAACTGTGAGATAACTATCGCTGTTGGATTTAATGAACTTGAAAATGCAAAATCTATAGGATGATCTATTATAAACCTAGGGCGGTCTGCTGTAACTGCCTCTAAGACTGTTCCTGGTGGAATTGACGGTGCTTTTGACCAATCTGGTTGTCCGTTTGAATTAGGTAATACAGGTAGTGTACAGTAAACTTCTATATCTACTTCAGATATTGTACTAACTTTAGGCCTATACCCCATCATATAAGCTAAGTTGTATAGATTACCAGGATTCTTAGTATATTGTATGTATGTTTCTTGTAGTTGTGTGTCTTGGTAGAATGCTAATACATCACCTACATATGCTGCCATTTCTATGAACATCATACCGGGAGATGCAGGGGAGAAGTCGTTATATGAATCTGGAAAGTAATTCTTTGCGTATTCTATTAACTGGTTTTTAAAGTCTCCAAACTCTCTATTAACATATTTTATATCTCTATCTTGAGCCATTATCGTTGAAAATTAATTACTAATTGATCTTGTATATTTGTTTGATCTAGTATATATCCGATATAGATGTTTACAGCATTATCATCTATTAAATCCTGTACTACTATGTTTTGAATTACTACTCCAGGAAACCACTCTTTAATGCTCGCTCTAATCTCTTGCTTTATCTGCTCTTCTATATCTACTGTTATTTGTTCAAAAAGAAATGCCCTTAATCCTGTTCCTATATTTATATTTAGAAATCTTTCCCCTCTTCCGGTTAGAAAAAAATTAATCAAGTTATTTTTAAGAGCATCTTTTGTTGTATATGTACTATTAAATACAGCTTTAGAGGAAAAAGGAACACTCACTCCCACTGCCTTTCTAGGCTGTAAATCTATCGGACTTATTCTCTCTACTCTAAATGCCATTATCCTCCAAATCTTTGTTTATCTTTATCTACTGATGCTTTATATATTGCTCCTGCATTCTTTACAAAATCCAATGTGCTTAGATCTAATCCTGGTTCTGGACCTGGATTATATTGCTGCATGGTATTATTATTTATATTCTGCATATCTGAATAACCTGCTGTTATATTTGAATACTCTGCTTGAGTCATATTATTTCTTGTCTCATTCAATATATCAGCTATAGGATCTCCTGTATTAAATACCGGTTTTCTTGGTGGTTGGTATGGTTGATACTTTACAGTTTCCACAGATCTTGTAGGAGTTCCTACAGATTCAGATAATATTGAATCCATCTCCTCTCGAACTGCTTCTTTAACTGCTTCTTTTATCAATTTTTTTAATAAATCTAATTTCATATTAATAAATAGTTATATTGTTATATTTATACCCTTAGTTAATTCCCTAGTATCCTATTCTTATCTTTACTCCTGCTTTTATTTTTGTAGTATCTGTGTATACATAATTTGCAGAGGATGTACCAGGTATCGGGATTATTGAAGGGCTGTGAGGGGAAGCTGCTTGATATGTTTGTTGTAAGAATTGGTTTAAATTTCTTAAATCAAAAACTGTTAATTGGTTAACTTTTGCAATACTTGCTACAGATAGTTTTCCGTCAGTAAAGTAGAAGTTTGTTTTTGTAGTTGGGGTTGCAATAGTTGGTGGGGTGTTTGGTTGTTGATTTGCTGTTTGTTGATTTGCTGTTTGTTGTGCTATTACGTTTGCTCCGATATTTTGTGCTGCAGCTTGTGCATCTATTTGTGCTTTTTGATCTTCAAGTAATGCTTGCTGTTGTTTTGATAGTTTTGCAGATTCACTCTGTACAGCAAGAGTACTTGTATTACTTTCATTTGAGACTCCAATTCTTATATTAACTTGTTTTAATTGATCTAATCTAAATTTTACTTCATCTAATAATACGTCTGTAGATGCACTAAAGGATGGTTGTCCTTTCATTACTATAATACCTCTACTATCTCTTGCTACTGCGTATCGTCTAGGTGCAATTGCTGGAGAGTTAGGGTCTAGTATTATCTCTAAAGTGTATTTATCATACTTAAACGCTGGATCTTCTACTCCTGGTATTACTTCTGGAGGTCCTTCTGAACCTGTGTTCTCTGGTGGTTGTACCTGTAGTATTATATCTTCATACTCTTGAGGTGTTTTTGGATCTTCTACACAAGTTTTTACTGATAGATCTATAGAATCTAACCTATCTTTCACCCCTGCTATTACTGGTAATACTTGGTCAACTATTGAAAGTATTGCTTCTGCTTCATCTGCATAAGCATCTACTAGAGTTTGAAATTTTATTAGTTTATGAGAATTTTTTAATATTATATTCTGCGGTATTCCTACTCCTCCACCTGGGGGGATTACTGCGGTAGGTATTGCTATTTCTAATATAATATCAATAAGTAACTGTAAAGTTCTTGCTATACCTACAACTGTTCCTGCAATTCCTCTATACTTTGTTGCTGTAGATTGAAATTTACTAATAGCATTAGATATATTATTTTTAGCTTTTATTATTTTTGCTATAACTTTTTGATTAGGACATCCATTTACAAATTTAGATAAAAAATCTACTATTCTCTCCTCTATTTGTGCTATTAGTATTCCCCGTATTAATCCTATATTATTTGCTACTAACCTAGCTAGTCTACCTTTTTTACCTCCTTTTTTACCCTTTACCTTCGGCTCCTTCTTTGCTTCATCCCTTTTTTTCTTAAATAACCTATAATCTTCTTGTAGTTTTTCTTTTTTTTTCTTAAACTCTCTATATTTTTTTTTATAGTTATCAAACTGTTTTTTAGCTTCTTGAGCTTTTTCTACTGCATCTGCTACTCCTTGAAGATTTTGATCTGACCTCAATTGATCTACTGCCCTACTTGCTTTCGCTTGTAGAGCATCTTCTTTCTGCCTTCTTTGTTCTTCTTGTAAATCAAAAAGAACTTTCCTTTGAAGTTGTTTGTTTTTTAAATCTTGCTCTTCTTCTTCTATAGTCATTACTCAGTATACACTTTTGTAGATTGCATCTTTATTAATGTTTTTTCTAATAAAACTGCTAATTTCATTATTTGCGGTCCAGCTGTATTTAATTCTACTACAGGACCTCCGGTTACTGATTCTGCTGTTTTAAATGCAACTCCTATTGTAGATACTATACTTAACAGTGATCGTAACCAATTTTCCAGTTGAATACCTAGTATCACCGGCTCTTTTATAGTGGATGTTCTTGCCTTAACCCCTAGAAATATCTTTTTTGCATCTACACAGAAGTATTCTTCTGCATCGATATTTACTGTATTAGCGTTTAATCCTATTGAATCCATGGCAGAGATAAATGCACTTTCTTCTTTTGCATTAAAGAATAACCTACCTCCATTTACTACTACCTGGTTTCCGTAATACTGTGAAGGGGTTATTGGCGGTACATCGTAAGATACCCTCTTCTTATTTGCTGCATTAAGTGGTATGTTGTGATTTGCAGCGAAATACATTGAATTGTTATCTTTATTAACATCTTCAAAAATAGGATCTATCCCGTTATCTGTTTCTATTTGACCATTACTTATTACTATTAATGGACTTCCGTCATTAAAGTCTAACGATATTAACGAATCCCCTCCCTTACTTCCTCCAAATCGTATTGATTGCCCTAACCTACCTTCTATTAAAGTATCTCCTGGTGCAGCTTGAAGTGGGTTTATATTTGATAACTCATTACTCCCTCCTATTAATCTATCTTCCCAACCTTGTTGTGAGGTGTCTGGTAATGCGTTATGGTGTGGGGAATTCCATACGTTTATAATTTTAGTCCAATACTTAGTGGTGATTGATGGATTACCAACACTTGATGCTCCTGGAGCTGATTCTATTTGTACTATCTCTCCCTCCATAGGGATAACTCTCATCGCTGAGTTTCCTTGGTATGCGAATTTTTTTCCCTCTACTATACTTTCATCAGCTGCTATCTTAGTAGGCCTGTAGTATACCCCGTTTAAGTAACTAGGGTCGATGCAATCTGGATCATTAAGAGTAAGTACGGTTTTTATTACCCTACCATACTCACTATTACCAGATCCTGCTCCTGTTCTACCTCCTGAGGATTGTCTACTAGGTGTAAAATGTGCTCTATTCGCCATTACTATTACCTTTTTCTTTACCTAATTCCTCACTTTGCTCCATTAATTTTGCTAATTCTTCTGGATTGAAAAAATCTATTGTATCTTTTCCTCCGCTTGATTCTAGTCTCTGTACCAAAGCTACCATTTTTATTAAATGCTCATCATTCTTTACTCCTACCTCTAAATATTCTTTTATCATAGGAACAACAAGAGTTGCATCACCAATATTCTCTACTAAGGGTTTTAACTCCCCTATCAGAGCATTAATCTGTTTTTCTTTGTTTCTAGAATTATCATATATTTCTTTTAAAACATCAGAAACAGTTTTTTTTCCAAATATAGTTGTATCTAATCCCATACTGTATTTATTATATAAATAGATGCTATCTAATTACTGTATTTCATACCCTGCTTTTTGATAGATTTTATACCTATCGTAAAAATTATCTTTTAATTTATTAATAACTCTGGTTAAGGTAGGAGTTTCACAATCTGTCATCTCTCTAATGTATATGTATAGTGCTTTTTTTCTGAAGATTTCTAAATCTTGTCTAGTTTTAAATATAGTTAGTATTGCATCTGCCACTCTCTGTTCCTGTTCTTTAGGGAATTCATTATACAGTGTATCGTAGCTTACTCTAATAAATTCATCCATTATTGCAGCAAGATTTATACGTCTAGTATTATTATCAGATAATTCTGTCTCATAAGAATCTTCCACCTCTTCAAACGATCCTATTTGCTTTAGCTTTCTATAATTTTTATTATTGTAGTTGATCAACCATCTCTTTACAATGGTTTGA